TCCCCCGGCTCGGGCCAATCTCTCACTTCTGGGATTTGAGTTTCAGCCAGAAAAAGGGAACAGATTTTTGTGTGGGCAGCTCGGTAGTTTGGGGCGAAGAAGACGTAATAGGCACCGACGGCAAACCAGTCGAATTCACGGGCCAGAATAACCAGAAGATACGGGAAAAGAAGACCGTAGGTTATGTGCGGAAAATCATCCGCGACCGCTTCAACCCCTTCACTATCGCCCAAGCCATCGTCAACATGGCCGTTGAAGACCGACCTTTCGTAATCGGCATTGAAGACGCGGGCGGCTCAAAGCTGCTGAAGCCCACCATCGAAGCCGAAGCCCAGAAAACCCGCGATCCGTTCATCATCGGTTTGTGCTCGAACATCGACTGGGTAACGCCGGACAACCAGAATGACGCGAAGAAAATTCGCATGGGTGGGTTGCTCCCATGGGTGCTGGACGGGCGACTAAAGTTCCTCAATGCCTGTATGCAGCCGAAACATCAGGACTTGGAAATTCTGTACTCCGAGTTCGAGAAGTGCATGTCCGACCATCATCACGACGACATCCCCGACAACTTAGGGTACCAGCCGCGCTACGCCCCCCGAGCTACCCAAGCACTCATCAACAACGAGACCGATATGTTCGGCCAGTTTGAACGGCAGGGCTGGGACCAGATTTATAACGAGGGCACCGGCCAAGCGCACTACCCCGACGAGAACGGCAACTTAGTTCCTTGGGAAACACCGCAGCCAATGTTCGACGACTTCGCTCCAGAGCCGGAACAACCGGAGTATAACTACTTCGGATCAGGAAGTTTGGGCGCGGGGTTCTAGCTTTTCGAAATAGAACACGAGCGGTTCGGTCACCACAATAACTCGCTTGAACCGCTCGGCGTGTCGAAAAGCAGAATGGTTCCGACGACAGACTTCAACGCGCTGTTCCAAACTTTTACGCCAGTTCTCCAACGAGCAAGCACCCTTGTCTATGTTACAAGCGCGGCAGGCTGGAAAGTGGTTGTCGATGTGATCGCGTTCTGGGTATAAGCAACCCACCTTTTGTTTCTCTGTGCGTAGCACTACCTTTCCATCAACAAGTTCGTGCCACGCTCGTACCGGGTGCTTCCACCACTCTCGCATTATTGGTTCGATGTGATCGGCGTGCCATCCCTTTTCGGGCAACGGTTCTCCACAGTAGGCGCATAGACCGCCAAACATGTTGAACAGGGTAGTGCGCTGGTTAGGCGTTAGTTTCATTTTCGCGGTCCCGCCATTTTTGCATTATCGCTGGATAGTTGGCGGACAGAAAAGCCTCCCAAGCCGTTTCCGAATCAGGGTAAAACTCCCCAAGGATGCCTAGGCGGTCGCGCCAGCAAAAGCACACGGCATACTCCCAGGAACCACCCTTTTTCTTCGATGTTCCGAGCGTGTATCGCTTCCGGCCAATATACCAACCTTCTTCGGGATGGGGTTTTAGAAGTTCGTAGAGATAGTCTACCGATTTCATTGAGCCTCTCTTTCTTAAGATTCTACCACACTTTTTCCGGATAATGGAAACTTTTTGCGTCTCGAACTCAAAATTATTGACGACAACGGCGACATCTTAGCCGAACACACCTCTGACGCCTACCAGCCCTCGACATGGCGTCCGCCCGCAGGCTCCCGTTTCGTCTCGAACATGCCCCGCCAATCAGAGCAGCCAGCGACCGGAACCTACGAACTCTTCGGCATTACGGTTCAGCCCCGGGTGCGTGTAGACCGCCCCAACGGATACGTCGAGCCCCCGCAGATTCCATTATCCGGAAACACTTCAGCACCGCCGCAACTGCCTCCGTTCGCGAGTCGCGGGATCATTCAAACATCTTCCACTTCTTCACTATCTGGCCCTAAAGGACTTTAACCCATGAAAGACTCTCTCATCACGCTCGGCGGCAACCTCGAATCCCCCGGCGACTCCAAGGCTTCTGATTACCCCGCCGTCGGACCCTCCGGCCCCGCTGGTATGGCAATGGGCAAAGACAAGCTGGTCAAGCAAACCGTAACCCAAGAAGGCCCGCAGCACACCGAAGACGATGGCCCCGGCAAGCCCGTCCCTTCCGACCGCAGCCGCGTCATCTCCGAGAACTTTAAGGTGAGCACGAACGGCGGAGAAGCGGGTACCAAGCCCGGTGAAGTGAAACCGTTGTGGCCTTGCGGCGTTGATTTTGAAGACGGTCAAATGACGACCAACGCTACGATGCAGTGCTAATTCGCGATTTGGAAATTTGAAACGGCGGTAGTCCAAACCTAAAGAGACAGCCCGACAAGGGATGTAATGTGGCCGATTGGTTCCCGGCCTCGCCGTTCAAAATTCAAATTATTTGAATATCACGGCCATGATAATTACCATGTCCACGATATCGGCACCTTCTTACCGATTATACGGATAACGGGCTATAACCGGCACAAATATGCCGCTTAACGTATAAGCTATTTCCCGGTATCGGTCGGATGAAAATTGGGTGGAATCGGATGTTTTCGGATATTTAGAGTTTGCCCCGGTCTTGAAACCCCCACTACCTAAGCGAAAGCCACGTTTCGTGGGTCAGTAGAAGACTTCCGGTCGAACTCCGGCGGCGCAAAGTTTCTGATTAGCTTTTCGTGTTGTGCGCTAATTAGCTTTTCGAGTGCAAGTACGTTCTGCTGTGCCGACACGAGTTTATTCTGCTTCGTAAAGCCGGAACACGGGCCGAGCGTTTATCTTCAACAGCCGCGCCAGTTCCTCGGAAATCGGATACTCTTCGTGGCCGTGTAACCTCATCCACTCTCCGAGTTCTTTAACCGTTCGGCAGTGCTCGGCAACCATCGGCAGTTTTCTTGTCGTTTCCCCCAGATGAATTGGATCGTTCTCGGGAAGTTGGCAGCGCACGAACCCACCTAGCCATTCGTACCAATGGCAGCAACGGTTCCCGTGAACCCACTCATAGACAAACGGATGCACTAAGTCGGGCCTATTCATGTCTCGATTGTACCATATTTGTCCGGATAGTGGAAAATTTGGGGCCGCGTAGTCGGAATGGACGCGGCGCAAACGGGGTCTAATACTCCTCCCAAATTGATTTCTACGTCAATTCAGTTCCAGAATGTCAGGAAATTGACGCAAATATCAACCCCAATCCCCGAACATTCTGCGGTGAATAAACCCGCTAATCGCCGCTCAAGAGCACATTAGACTCATTAACAAGCCATAAAGGGCCTATACGCGCTGTTTATGAGCCAAGGTATCGACTTGCCCACGCTCCCTGAAGCCCCGCAGAATGTTCACGAAGACATCACGCCCGAAGAGGCGTTACACTTCCTACATACAGGCGGATGGGGTGAAGACCCGGCCTTAAAACTGGTTCTACAAGACGCAGAACAGGCCGAACAAGCAGAGCAAACTAGGCAGTATGTGCTGTCCTGGACCCAATCGCAGATTCTCTACCAGTCGCCGTTCACTCCGCGCTACTGGCCGGGCACCCAGACCGAAGCCGCGTCCATCAGCTTCTTCACGGTAGCCACCGCCGTAAACGGTATCACTCCGCAGGTCATGGCCGGGTTGTTCTACGAGAACCCCCCGTTTATGATTCAGGAGCGTCCGGGGACAACCGCGCAGGCGGCCCGGGCACTACAGGCTCTTCTCGCTTACCAACTTGACGACTGCGATTTCCGGGCTGAACTGAAACTCGGAATTTCCAACTGTCTGTTGTTCGGCACCTCGATGTTCCAATGGGGCTGGGAGAAGTTTACCCGCGAACGCAAGATAGTCAAGCGCAAAACCCCCGCTGTTGTAATTCCTTCAACCGTTCCCGGCGCGCCCGACACGCGTATCTCAAGCGGTGAGTTGGAAGAAGAAGTCATTGAAGAGGTCATCGACCGGCCCACCTTCGAACACATCGTAGACCTTCGTGAAATTCTGGTCGATCCCGGCCTGCGGGTCCCCGACATTCGCAAGGGCAAGTACGTCATTCGTCGCCGCTACATGACGTTTGATGACCTCGACAAACTCCGCGACCGCGAAGGCTACAACCTGCCGCCCCGCGAAGAACTGCTGAACCTTTTCTTCCCGCCGGAAGAACTGCCCGACCCCGCACAGGGAGAACTCAACGGGCGCAATCCGATGTGGGAAGCCCGGGCCGAACCGCGCTGGGTACCGACGACCGCCGACCCTTTCCAGAAACCACTGGAAGTTTTAGAACGGTGGGACAACGAAACCTACATCGTCGTGCTCCAGAAGAAACTTGTCATCTACAATGACAAGAATGTCTACGGCAAGATTCCGTTCCTTTCAATCGGGTGGTGGAATATTCCCGGTGGGTTCTGGTCTCTTGGTCTGGGCCGCACGATTGGGGCCGAGCAAAGACTCCAGACCGGTATTACCAACCTGCTTCTGGACAACGCTTCGCTGAACCTGAACACCCCGCTCGTCCGGGTTCGCGGCAAGTCCATCCCGACGCAGAGCATTCGCATCTGCCCCGGCAAAATTATTGAGGTGGACGAGCAGGGAGACCTCGAACCCCTCAAGCGGCTGCCCGCTATCCCCGAAGCCAACGAACTGATGGGGATGTCTCAATCTCGCGCCGATACCGTTTCGGGCAACAACCCGATTACTGGTGGCGGACAGGCCGGTTCCTCTGGACACTCAAATCTGGCCCGCAGTTCTGCCGGTGCCCAGGCTTTGGCTCAAGGCGCTTCGTCCGGCATCTCCGAGTTTATCGACAACCTCGCCGACCAAGTAATTGTCCCGTTGCTGTACGAGTTCCAAGAGATGAACCGCGCGCTGCTGCCTGAGTCTCAACTGGAATACATCATGTCGGAGGAACTCAAGCATAGTTACGCTATTGAAGGTAATGACTTGCTGGAGATTCTGAACGCACGAGTCAAGTTCTCGATTCTGGCCGGTTCGAAGATGCAAACGCGCCGCAACATGGCGCAGGGCTTACCGCTGTTGTCTCAGTTTCTTGCTAACCCAGCAATCACAGAGCAACTGTCGATTGAGGGTAAGAAAATTGATGTGAACGAAATTGTTCGCATGTGGTTTGAGGCATCAGACTGGAAGAATCTCAACGATGTCATTGTTCCGATGACGCCTCAAGACCTACAGCGCCAGCAGCAACAGTCGCAAGGCGGACAGTTGCAGCAAAAGGCGCAAGTCACGTCCCAGCTTCAGAATCAGAAGTTTCAACAGGCGCAAACCCTTGCAGATCAAGAGAATACAGCGAGGGCCGCACGGGATGTCCTTAGAGAAGCCTTCAAGAAATCCGTTGAGCCAGAGACCCTAGCCGGGGAGCCGAACACTACCGGCATTGGGTTTGGTGGGGAAGCATAGTGACCAAGTTCTGTCCTAGCTGTGGAACCCATAAAGACAGTTCTGAGTTCAAGAAAGCCAACCGCCGAGACGGACTTCGGTCTTACTGCTCTCCTTGCGAGAAGGTTTATTACAAGAACCAAACGCTCGCTCTCAAAGAGAAAGTCTATGACAAGCTAGGACATCAGTGTTCCCGGTGCAAGTTTTCTGACAAACGAGCCTTGC